GGCCTGCAGCGCCGCGCGGCGCGCGAAGTATTCATTGCGGGCGAGGTGTTCTTCCGGATCCGGATGCGCCGCGCCAGCGACGGGCTGACCGTACCGCTGCAGCTGCAGATGCTGCCAGCCGAGATGCTGCCGCTGGAACAGACCGGCACCGCTGCGAACGGGAATGCGATCCGTCAAGGGATCGAGTTCGACCGGATCGGTCGGCGCGTCGCCTATCACTTCCTGCGCCGCCATCCGGGCGACAGCACCGATCCCGGGCTTGCGGGCGAATTCGTCCGAGTACCGGCCTCCGAGGTGATCCACGTGATCGATCCGGTGGAAGGCGGCCAGCTGCGTGGTGTGTCGAAACTCGCCCCCGCCATCGTGAAGCTGTTCCTGCTCGATCAATATGACGATGCAGAACTCGACCGGAAGAAGGTCGCGGCGATGTATGCGATGTTCGTCACCTCGCCCGCACCGGAGAACCCGCTGGCACCACCAGAGGAGGACGACATCTCTAACGGTGTCGAGATCAGCCCCGGCCAAATCGTGCGCCTTGATCCTGGCGAGGATGTGACCGTCGGCCAGCCTGCCGACAGCGGTGGGACCTACGAGCCGTTCCAGTACCGTACGCTGCTGCAGATATCCGCGGCGCTGGGCATCCCGTACCCCTATCTCGCTAACGATATGGTGAAGGGCAACTTCTCCAACTCGCGGCTGGCGCTGATCGAGTTCCGCCGCCGCGTTTCGGCCTGGCAGCATGCTGTCATGGTCTACCAGCTCTGCCGACCGGTCTGGGCCCGCTGGATGGATGCGGCCGTGCTGTCGGGTACGCTGACGCTGCCACGATACGAGGCCAACCGCGCCCGGCTTCTCACCGCCGACTGGCTGCCGACGAAATGGGACTGGGTCGATCCGCTGAAGGATGCCAATGCGGAGATCGCCCAGATCGAGGCGGGCCTCAAATCCCGCACCCAGGCCATCGCCGAGCGCGGCTACGACGCCGAACAGGTGGACCGCGAGATCGCCGCCGAACACGCCCGCGAGCGCGCGCTGGGCCTCGACTTCCGCCGCCCCGGCTCGCCCGCGCAGGGTGTGCAGGCGATGTCGGAGGGGGACGACGACACGGAAACAATCGATGACGCGGAGGGCCGCCCGCACACAGACGAGGACCAGACCTAATGCTCCATGCCCGGATTGCCGCGCGCGCCTTCAATACGCCGCTGCTGGTCGAACCCTCCAAGGCCATGGCGTTTTTGTCGGGCCTCGGACCACGTATCCTTGGACGTCGGGTCGAACTGGCGGAAGGGCACGACACGCTGGATGGCATTAGCCATCTGCCCGCGCGCGCCAGCATCCTCGCCGGTGGCCTGACTGAGCGCTTGCGCCAGCACGGCGATGCGCCCTACGCGCTGGTGGAGGGGATTGCGGTGATTGAGATCGCGGGCGTGCTGATCCACCGGGGCGGCTGGATCGGTCAGTCCTCGGGTCAGACCAGCTATGAGGGGATCGCCGCCCAGATCGAGGCGGCGGCCAGCGACCCTGCCGTGCGCGGTCTCGCATTGGAAATCGACAGCTTTGGCGGCGAAGTTGCGGGCGTCTTTGATCTTGCAGATCGCATTCGTGCCATTCGGGGTAGCAAGCCGGTCTGGGCTTTCGTCGCCGAACACGCCTTCTCGGCGGGCTATGCGCTCGCCTCTCAGGCCGACCGCATCCTTCTGCCGCGCACCGGCGCGCTCGGCAGTATCGGGGTCGTCGTGCTGCATGCCGATCTCAGCGGCCAGCTCGATCAGGACGGTGTGCGCGTGACGCTGGTGCATTCCGGACGCCACAAGGTCGATGGCAATCCCTACCAGCCTCTGCCCGAAGCCGTGCAGGACGATATCCAGCGCGAGATCGATGTGCTGCGATTTCTGTTCGCCGAAACAGTCGCCGCAGGCCGCACCGGAAGGTTGAGCCAGGAGGCTGCGTTGGCGACCGAGGCCGCAGTATTCCGCGGGACAGATGCTGTTGCCGCAGGGCTCGCCGACGAGATCACCGATCTGACGCGGGGCTTCACCGCCTTCCGGCAGCGCGTTGCGCGCAGCCCCATCCCTTCGCCCGCGCGCGTCCGACGCGCATCCCTATCCCACCCCAAACAGGAGGCACACATGGCCACCGAACACGACCCAGACGACAGGCGTCAAGACACGGACACCGGCACGGATAGCGACACGACGGAAATCGACTATCATGAACCCGATGCCGCCGATGACACACCTGACGTTCCGGCTCCGTCCCCCGCAGCGGCCGAACCGAGCGCTGCCGCAACACCGGCGTCCGCCCATGCCGCGCCCCAGCCCGGCAATCTGGCAGAGCTCTCACTGCAGCTTCGCGAGGCGGCGGCGGAGATCGCCGAGATTGTCGCGCAGGCGGGCCGCCTCGGCATCGCGATCGATGCCGCGAAAGCCCTGCGCGAGGGCACCGCCCCCGAGGCCCTGCGCCGCCTGGTGCTGGAACGCGCCAGCGCCGCTGCGGATGCCCGCGACATCGTCGCGGCCCCGCGCTCGCCCGTCCTGCCACTGGCGAAAGAGAGCCCGATCGTCGCAGCCGCCAAGCGCGCCGCTTCGGCCGGAACAAAAAGCTGAACGTCAGCCTCACCATCACGCACCGCCCACCTGATCCCCCGCCGCGCCTGCCCGGCGGGGGATTTTCTTTTGCCCCCAGCCCAGGAGCCATCTCATGTCCGTCCTGACCCAACCGCCCACGATGGGCGATGTCCTCAAATACGAGGTCAATCCTAACTACACCCGCGAGACTGTCACGCTGCTGACCGGCACCGCCTATCCGATCGGCGCCGTGCTCGGGCGCATCACCGCTAGCGGCAAATACGCGTTCTCTCCCGACACCGGCGCCGACGGATCGGAGACCGCAGTGGCTGTGCTGCTCTACGCCGTCGACGCCACACTGGCCGATGCCGTGGGCATCGTGCTCGTGCGCGGGCCGGCGATCGTCTCGCGCGCGGCGCTGGCCTACGACGGCACGGTCGATGACGGGACCAAGATCACCGCCAAGCTCGGCCAGCTCACCGCCCTCGGAATCATCCCGCGCGACACCGCCTGAGACGGCGGCCCGCCCGCGCGTGCGCCCACTCTCTGTTTCAACCGCCCCCTCTTTTACCGGAGTTCTCCATGACCATTACCCGCAACCCGTTTGACGCGGGCGGCTATTCGCTCGCCGAAATGACGCAGGCCATCAACATCCTGCCCAACCTCTATACCCGCCTTGGCCAGATCGGCCTGTTCCGCTTCGAGGGCGTGACCCAGCGCTCCATCGTGATCGAACAGCGTGAGGGTGTGCTCAGCCTGTTGCCTTCCGTCCCGCTCGGCGCCCCCGCCACCGTCGGCAACCGCGAACAGCGCTCGATGCGCAGCTTCGCGCTGCCGTGGATCCCGCATGACGACGTGATCCTACCTGCCGACATCCAGGGGATGCCAGCGCTGGGTGTCTCGGATGCCGCCGATCCGCTCGTCGAGGTGATGAACCGCAAGCTAACGCTGATGCGCCGCAAGCACGCCCAGACCCGCGAATACATGGAAATGAACGCGCTCCGCGGCATCGTGAAGGACGGCGCGGGCACCACGCTCTACGACTACTTTACCGAGTTCGGGATCACGCAGATCTCTGTCGACTTCGTCTTCGGCACCGCGGGCACCAACATCCAGGCCAAGGTCCGCACTACGCTGCGCGGCATCGAGGACAACTTGCTGGGCGAGACCATGATCACCGCGCATGCGCTGGTCAGTTCCGAGTTCTTTGACAAGCTGATCAGCCACCCCAAGACCGAGGATGCCTACAAGTTCTTCTCGGCCACCGGCGGCCAGCCGCTGCGCGAAGACATGCGCCGCGCCTTCCCCTTTGCGGGCATCCTCTTCGAGGAATACAACGGCTCCGTCACGCTCTCAAACGGCACCTCCGAACGGTTGATCCCGACCGGCGAGGGCATTGCCTTTCCGCTTGGCACGTTCGACACGTTCACGACCTACGGCGGGCCCGCGAACCTGCTGGAGACCGCCAACACCGTCGGCCTGCCGCTCTACGCCCGCCAGATGATCGACGCCAAGGGCCGCTGGATCGACCTGATGACCGAGGCCTCGATCCTGCCGGTCAACAAGCGCCCGCGGCTGGCCATCCGCCTGCACAGCTCGAACTGATCGATCAGGCCATGTCCCTCTTTGCAGACGCCATCGACAATCTGTTCGGCGATCCCAACATCGCCCGCGACGCGGTCTACATCGCTGACGGAGCGGCACCCCGCCTGGTTCGTTTGGTCACTCGCCGCGCGGACGAGCTCACTGGCTTCGGCGACGCGCGGCTCTGGTCGGAAACGACCCGGATCGATTTGCGCGTGGCTGAGGTTCAGGCCCCAAGTCCGGGTGACCGCTTGGAAATCGATGGCGACGCCTTCCTTATTCAGGGCGAGCCTGTGCGCGACCGGGAACGGTTGGTCTGGACCGTGGACCTGAGGCCCGCGTGAAGCTCAAGCTCGACATCGATCCGGACATTGTGGCCATGATGGCGGCGGAGGTCGTGGCGGGCGAACGTGCGGTGACCGCTGCCATGCGCGAGGCCGGGACCGGGCTCAAGACTGCCTGGCGCACGCAGATTACTGGCGCGGGGCTCGGGCGACGGCTTGCCAACTCGATCCGCAACCAGAACTTCCCGCGGTCGGGCGAAAGCCTTGATGCGGCCGCACTGGTCTGGTCCAAGGCACCAGTCATTGTCGGCGCGCATGATACAGGACCATTGATCCGCTCGAAGGACGGGTTCTGGCTGGCAATCCCGCTGCCCGCCGCAGGCAAATCCACGCGTGGTGGCCGGATCACCCCCGGCGAATGGGAAAGGCGGCGCGGGCTGCGTCTGCGGTTCGTCTATCGCCGAACGGGTCCGAGCTTGTTGGTGGCGGAGGGTCGG